CCCACGCATTGCCGTATACCCACGCATTGCCGGATACCCACGCATTGCCGTATACCCACGCATTGCAGGATACCCGCGCATTGCCGGATACCCGCGCATCGCCGTATACCCGCGCATCGCCGTATACCCACGCATCGCCGTATACCCACGCATTGCCGTCTTGTGCAAGGTTGCTTTCCTTCTCAATCCAGCCGCCCAGCTCACCAGCATCAACATTGCTGAATGCAATCAAGGCGCGAATCCTGTACAGCGTCCGACCAAACACAACCTTTGTTTCCGTGGTCAATTCGTATTTCTTGCCGTTCATCTTTTAACCCTTTCCGGCATTATTCGCCGTCGTTTTGCTATATGCCATTTAAGCCCTATTTTGCCCCTTCTCAGCCGTTCCAGCTTCGGACGAGGATTTATCCGGCATTACCTCCGCAAAGGCTTGTAAGGCCCTTCCGTGAAGAATACAGACCCATCTGTAAGTATAATTCATCTCAGCCGCGATATACTCAAACGATTCACCCAGCATATACCGCCGATATAGGATGATATAATACAAATGGTTGTCTACCTGGTCAAGCAAAGCATTTGCCTCTTTCTTCAGGTCGATATAATAATCAATCCTGCGGTTGATCTCGTCTTTCAGGTCTACGATTTTCGACACAGCATCACCGATTTTGTCTTGTGATCCTCCACCTGTTACAACGTCCTGCTTTAGCGTTGGGGTGATCTTTGTTACCATGTCGTATAGGTTGTCCACCTCTTCCAACATGGCGTTTATCCGATCATCGCAACGGCCTATCCTGCAAAGATATTCTTTCGCCTTGCGTACTGTTTCTGCCATATCATCACCCCCTCATAACTCATCCAGACCGCGCAACCGCCAATTGCGCTTGCTGTCCTTCTTCAGATTGACGCAATAGCCGCCAGCTTTTGAACGTTCTGCAATTCGTCCGGCAGTGGCTTCGTCAATTTCCAGCAGCTCAGGCAATGTCTTTTCGCTGCTAATAATCGTTATCAAACCAGGGTTTGCGTACCTGTGATTGATGATCTCAAAAGCAGCGTTAATATCGCCTGTTGTCGGTCTGGCTTGCTTATCGTGGGATTCTCCCACTTTGAATAGGTCATCTATGTATAACACGGGAACTGTTTTCAATTCCTGCATGATCTTTGTATATTCGGCCTGGTCATTGACAAGAGCCTTAATGCGGACGATTTCATCACGCCAGAGCATATAGCGGGCTTCCATGCCTTGCCGAATGTAGTGTACAGCAATCGCCGTGCAAATGTGGGTTTTCCCTGCTCCACTCTGACCGCCAATATAGAACCAGTGGTTCTGCTGATCCTGGCAGAAACGCAATGCCGTATCTTTGATGTGCTTCTGCCATGCATCCGGCGTTTCGTACTTGTCGAACGTGTACGCCTTGACTGCATTTTTCAAGCCAGAACGGGCCAGCTTATTGATTGCACTTCGTACCTTCCAGCACTTGCAAGGGGTTAGCTGTTCGCAGAAATAGCCGTACATTGCATTCTGCACAACCACGGAAATATAACCCTTATTCTTGCAGATTCGGCAGTCATAGCCGTCAGTCTCGTGCATATCCCCTTCAGAGGCATTGTAGAAGTCAGCCTTTAGCTGCTCCCTTTCCTGCTGTGTCAATTCAGATCCATCAGAGCCAAGTCCCGATAGACCCTCCGACTGCTGAAGCAGTGTTTTCAAATCGTCCATGTTTGCCAACTCCCTTTTGATTTAGATAACCCTCGAATTTAGGGCTGAAAAGCGTCTCAGGCCGGAGAAACTTCGCATAATCTGTATTCAGCCAATCAGCACACTTGTTATCAATAACTGTCTTGAAGTCCTCCAGCGTGAAACCCTCTGCGAGTCGTGCATGAATCAGCTTCTTTGTTTTCTCTGCTGATGCACGATATTTCGTCCCGGCTTTTTCGTTGAGATACGCAACCACATCTATATAAATCTTCTTATCTTCTTCTTTTTCTTTCTCTTCTTCTAACTCTATATCTTTATCTGCTATGCTAACATTAGTTTTACTGTTAGTTTTACAGTCAGTTTTACCAGCAAGCAACTTCTGTTTTGCCCGGTATTCCTGCATGTAATTGCGCATGTACTCTTTTTTGTTCTCCAGTTGGTCAAGGTTTTGATGCTTGCCCCAGTTGGGAATGGTGATAACACCGTCGATGATCTCTACCATGCCGAATTGCTGAAACGTAGTTAACGCAAGCTGCACAGTGCTTTCCTTCATGCGAAAAATGGTAGCAAGCATCTTGTCTGTATATGCAATCTGATTGTTCATCATGAACACGCCGCTATTATTCTGCTTTCCAGCCAGGCAGAGCAGCTTAAACCAGACAACAATGATTGCGTATGCATCCGGCAGACTTTCGATGAGAAGGATCTTCTCATCATCAAAAATGTCAGTTGTTATCTTGATCCACTTTACCTCCGCCATCCTTTCCATCCTCCTTTATCAGTTGTATATCACAGAACACCATGTGTTCCCGGTAGTCCTCCACCCTCGCAGCCGCCCGGAGGATGGAAGATTCCGAATACTGAACCTCGCTGCCATTGTCAAGGCGAATCTTTACCAAGTACATTGTCCCGCCATCCTTTCCAGCATCCGAATTGCCCTTCGGACATTCTTTTTGCGTGTCTTGCGTTTGCGACTGTGACGGCCCAGATGTGCAATCCCGCCACCCACCATGTCAAGCACCATCTTCCTGATGCCGTATACTTCCATGAGGAAATTATCAATCTGCTGTTTTGTCAGATTCAACGTTATTGTGGCTTCTGCTTCCGTGGCGATCTGATGAATTTCCGCCCCGTAACCGTCCACAACAGGCTCATACACCATGCTTTCAGCGACCTCGCCCAACGGTTCAAGTTCGCCGTCACTCTTCTGTATAAACAGCATGCCATCGCCGTGCCTGATTCCGACCATTTGTCATTCCTCCTTCTGTACGCCGCGCCATTGATGGAATGAACGGTATCCGCCATTGATCTCGCACATGGAACACAAATCGCCGTTTTCACGTTCCTCGCACGTTTGGCATGGGAAACATCCACAATCCCTCACCGCCGCATCCCGTTCCGCATTCAGCCTGACTATAACCTTTTTTAGCTTGTCAATTTGGCCTTTCTGCCTTTCAGCAATGTCAATGGTGTGCTGGTGATTAGTCTTTGTGTCCCTCAACTCTGCTTCAAGCTGCTGGATGAGGGCGAGGGCATCACGCAACATTGCTTTAGGCACATTGGTGTTCGTTTCTTCATTGCCGGGGTGGCATTCTAAATCATACGGGCAATCGGTGATACAGCATGCACACATCAAACAATCGTTGGACGTGATCTCCAGCCCCTTCTTGATCTCTTCCGGGGTCTTAGGTTTCTTTACATCGCCATCGCCAGCATCATCAAAACGCACTTTCTGCAACGAATTGTCAACCTCGTCCCAATCAATTCCCTTCTTGATCTCGTCAGCGCTTTTCACGAACAATCCTCCTTTTCTCTGGATGAATCCACTTGATGTTGTTCTCAAAGCATTTCTTGCAATCCATGTTGGGATCATAGATACACGTCAGTTGCTTTTGTGGCCACAAACACCCTTCCGGGTTTAGGAGAGATGCTTGGATGATCTTTTTCTGCCGCTTGCTACATTTGATTTCAATCATCGTTCGCCATTCTCCTGTCCCACTTCGCAACCAGCGCATCCAGTTCAGCTTTCTGCTCATCCGTCAAATCGTCAGGATCACAATGAAGAACGGCGAAAAAGTCTTGCACCTGTTCATGCTTGAGTTCATACATGCGCTTGTAATCGTGATACTGGGTTTCCATCTTGCTTGCGTTGGCGATCAACTCATCAATGTAATTCGCCGCCGCAATACTTCCGCATCCAGTAATTTTTGATGCCAACACGTTATCATCCAGGATTGCCTGTTTGATTCGGGTCAACATTAAAATGCTGTGCGCAGGGATTTTTATTCCGTTCATTCGTTCATCCACTCCGTATCATAAAACCAGCCATCAAGCACCTTCTGTGCCTCATGCAAGGCTTCCCACAGTTCCGGCACTCGCTCCTCCGCAACGTACATAAACGGCCTTGCTCCAACGAAGTGCAGGGAATAGCCTTCGTTGCCGCGCTTAAAGTAGGCGATGGAGAAACGCCAAGGCTTGCCGTCTGCATCCTCATTCCACATCACAACGTCAATGGTGTCGTTGGGCTTGCCCTTGCAAGGCTTCCCCAGCCCAGCAGGACAGGCGCGAACCTCAATGTTGCCAATCTTGCGGTTAAACTCCAGTTTCGGCGCAGTCTTTTCCTTAAACGGGCATTCCTTGGCATTGTAGGCAAGGATCGCTCTATGCAGATTGTGTTCCATATGGCATACACCAACCGGGTTGAAACCCATTTCTTGATGTTCTCCACAATACTTGCACGTTTCGCACTTATGCATCAGGCGCACCTCCGTCCATCTTCGCGCCGCAGTTGGGGCAGTAGCCCATAAACCGCGCCACGCCGCTCCACATAGCCCCGCACACGGAGCACTTGTAGTGATTCGGTCTGTCGTACACCCACCGCCCATGCACCACCGGCACAGCGTCCACGCCAGGAAGGGCAAGCACCTGGTTCTTGACCTCCTGCACCACACCAGCAACAAAAGCCTTATTCGGGTTTACCTCTCGCATTGCTTCTGCGAAAATGTTATCCTCAACGCATTGCAGCATGTCAATAAGAGGCTTCCTGCTAATCAGGTCATTCTGCATCTTCTTCCTCCACAAACGCCTTCCATGCCTCAATCATGGCCTTTTCCTTCTTCCGCACATTGAAGAACATCTCTTGCAGATATTCCTCCCTGCCGTCATGCTCTACAATGAGGATAGAACTGTACGCCTTACCTTGCTTGTCGTGGTAACGGGTCAAGAGCCATTCAATGCCACCGCTGCCGTCATTGCGGTCAGACACCCGGTAAAGCATCACCGCCTGGATATGATCGTCCCCGTGGTGACGGTGATACTCTTCCGCCAGGAAGCGCAACTTCTGCGGAATGATCTCCGTGCTGAAAATGAACTTGTTAGCCATTGCCCTTCTTCCTCCGTGAAATCTCGTCCCTAACGTGCTGCATGGTCATATCAATGTTCTTTTGTGACCAACCGTTCTTTGCCATGTGCCTTTCAATCTGCAAAAGCGTCTTTTCACCACTCAACACCTGGTCAACAAACTTACTGATAGTCATTTCATACCATCTCTGATCCATCTGTCAGCCCTCCTTTATGCCTCGCCATTCAAAGCAGTTCTCTTTCAGAGCCTTGGGGCAATGCTTCGGATCACCCGCGCCGTGATTGTAATGAGCGCACACAGCGCAGACATTTACTCCCATGCGACCCAGCATGCGGATGTCCTCCACCGCCTGCTTCAGCTTGTCAGCAGGCGTAACGATCTTGAATGGGCATCTCTTCGCAGCATACGCCTTTGCTGCGTACTCAAGATTCATAGTCTTTGTGCAAACTTTTGTAGCACAAAACCCCATTTCCTGATGTTCACCAACGAATCTGCATCCTTCGCACTTATGCACTATGTATCCCCCTCACTTCAGCTTCACGACAGCCCGTCCATGCTTCCGCATCCGTTCTTCAAACGTGTCCGGCATACTGACAGGAGCTTCCATTGACGGGGGCTTCGGCGCATCCACAGGCAGGTACTCGCCGACCAGCTTTGTCCATACTTCAATCCTGATATCTTCTTCCTTCTTGCCCTGCTGATACCCGGTTTCGTATGCGTCACATTCGGCAATGCGGATTCTGCTCTGATAGTACGCATCAATGCACATCCCCAGGGCAATCAGACACAGCGCAATCACAACGTTCATTTCCCTGCCTCCTGTACTCTGTCTTCGTCAAATGGTGCTTTGAAATTGATTGCCACCCCGCCCTTGGCGAATGCCTCATCAATGATCTCCTCGCTGGTCAACGTGTTTGTGACGTACCAGTCCATCTTCCGCAGGAAACGTGTATTACGCTTCGTTCCGTAGCCCTCCAGGTCGTGCAGAGCAAGGGTGGAAGCGGCGTAGCATACCCGCATGCAGAAGTCACACGCGGCCTTCCAGCCCTCCTCATAGCCCTGATAATGGACAGCCTCAGCCATCGGATTTGCCTTGCGGTAGGCGTTCAGGTCAGAAGCCTTCTTCACCAGTTCACGTTCCAGTTTCCTGCGTTGCTGTCTTGTCATGGTCATTGCTTTTCATCCTCCAGCCAATACCGTGCAGGACGGCACTTTTCGCCAAACTGATTGATGACAGTTACACGTTCACTTTTTACCGTATAACCCTGGTTTCTGATTTCAAATATTCGGGAGGGCAACCGCTGAACGCTCAAATGTACCGATGCTTCAAACTGCGTTATACTCCCGTGCTTGCGCATGTAGTCAAGAACTCTCTGACATTGTTTCGGATTGCTGTTCTCCGACATTGTTGTCACCTCCCGTGATGAAGTAGGAATGGGGCAGTCCCTCCACCCACTTGCAGAACTCCCGCCATTCCGGCAGTCTGTGCGTCTTGCGCTGGCTGTAAATTGTCTTCAACTGCCTGTAGTTCGTTGTCATTCGGGCAGTCAGCCGGAAACCAGTAGGAATGTTGTACAGCAGCCGCAGCCTGTTTTCAGGCGTAGGGTCGGCCTTGTACACATCCAGCAGCCGAATCATTTCCTGAATGGTGGCAGGGGTCACATACTCGTTGCACTGCATCAACGGCTCAAACCGCTCAATTCGGTGCATCGTGCTTTGACTTGACACAAAGTCAAGGAAGTGATACCGTTCCGCCTCCACCCATGCCTTGATGGAGAAGGTCAGGTCAAACTGCACGATGATCCCCGTAAGGAACTGATCGTGACCGCTGCCCTTGGGAGCGTTCGCCAGCTTCCGCACATTGTCCGTGATGCCGTAGGCCACATCATCCACGTCAACCGCATATGGATACTTGCTTGCCCTCACACTGTCTTCAAGGCCGAAGACCTTCCAGTTATGGACAACGTTATTCATCCGTACCACCCTTTCCGAACACTTCCATAATCACTTCAAACAGAATCCTGGTAGACACACCGCGCTTATTGAAAGCGGCGATAATGGACTGAAAAAGCATGTAGCCCTCCACATCCACCTTGTCACCCATAATCTCAACGGCATTTGCAATCAGGCTTCCGTACAAGTCGTTCTCCATGTTGAACATGGCTTGCTTCATCATTTCTTCAAAGTCCATCAGACATCACCATCCGCCCTGTTCAAGCTCTTTTCAGCCGTAAATCCACCAGGATACCGGGCCTTCAGCTTGTCAATGTTCATCCGGGCCACATCGCCCATCTTCCAGCCATTCACCGTGCAGAACTCAGCAATCATCCACAAGAGATCGCCAACCTCTTTCTTGACGTGTTCAGCGTCCATCTCATGACCCTGGTAGAACTTCTGGTACAGACCGTGAATCTCGCCTACCTCCGCACACATGCCATGCAGGGCATGGCGGGAAGTTTCCTCATGGGTTAAATCTGGATTCATCGTCCGCTGTGCTAAAACCTGATACTCATTCAGTCGCATGTTCTTCCTCCACATATCGCCAATGCATCCCTGCTGCCCTGTGCCGCATTTTGCTGCACACATACTGTATACAGGACGGATGGATGTTGTACGCCTGAGCCGCTTCTTTGAGGCTGCTATACACCACGCCCGTTTCGATGCACTGCACCAATCGACGGATGCGTGCCATACGGGGTTTTCTCCCACGCGGATCAGGTTTCTTGTTTTTGTGTTGCTCCTGCAAGTCCCGCAGGATTGTTTCTCCGTCCAGTCCAGTCAATGCGGAAAAATAGTCCGATTCAAAGAATTTCTCCGCACTAACCCGAATTTGCGTACCGGGCTTAAAGTTCTTCACGTCCGCACCTGCCCTGCTTACAATCGCTTCTACAAGGGCAATGTAGCCTTCATCCGTGATGTTCTCCGCAGTCAATGGTTTCATCGGAGGGCCGCTTTCCTCACTGGCGAATTTCCTTTCCCTGTCCTTGTCCCGGCACTGCTTTGAGCAGAAAAGTTTGAGATTATCGCCGGGTTTGAAGTACATAAACTTCCCGCACCACGAGCATCTGCGTTTAATCATCTTTCATTCCTCATGCCCAGCTTCCCATTCACGGTACAGTTGCATGAACGTGTCAAGTTCAACCGTGACCAGTATTTCAGCATTGTTTTTCTTATGGAACACGGCGGGAAGGGCGTTGCCGCCCCCCGCTGCCGCGTCACGTTTGGCCTGTGCCATCCATTCATAGAGCTGCATTCGTTCCTGGTGTTTCGCCTCGCAATGGATGCCAGGAAGGCCGATCACGTCTGCCGCATCGCCGCTGTTTCCGCAATACTGCGCTGTCCTTCGCGCATCATAGCCGTATTCCCGGAAGCGGGAGGCAAGCTGACGTTCAAATCTTGCACCCTTCTGCTTGCTGTTCACAGCCATTTGAGATCACCACCTTTGGGGAATTTACTTTGAATCAGAACGGCAAATCCGGGGTTTCAACAGCCATCATCTGCGGGGCAGAATAGCCAGTGTCATACGCATCACCGCGCAGGGGCTTGTTCTCCGGGATGGTGAAGTCACCGCTGCGAACCTTGCCAGCAGACATGCAGCGCAGAGGACGCACATTCCAACCAGTCCTTCCTTCCCACTCCCATTCCTCATTGCGGTAGAGAATACCAACCACCTTGTTCACAAGAGTAGATTCGTCCCAATTCCACTTGTAGCCGGGATTGCTCTCCTCAAAGGAAGTCACCATGCCCTTGAAAATGCGCTTGGTCTTTTCGTCCTTGTCAGAGCCATCATCCTTCGGAAGCCAAATGCGGATAACGCCCTTCCACTTCTTGTTCGGATTCTGATTCTGCTGGAAATCACGGGCGTAGAAATCCTTGTGTTCGCCCTCTGCAATGTCAAACAAGATAGCAAGCTGATCGCCATAGTCGTTATGCTGAATGCCAACCTGCTTCACCTTACACACATACGCACCAACAGGCAGCTTGGCGCGGTCGGTCATCACCTGAACATTCTCCCAATTCTGAGGCTTACGAATCATAATTATTTTCCTCCTTAAAATTCTGCGAGTACCTTCAGCACTTCCGCAATGTCGTTATCAATATAGGTTTCCTCGAATGCTCCGAGAGGCGTTTTCGCGGTTGAGAAGTCGGCCTTCGTGCCGAAAACGTGCTTGCCGTCAATCACCTTGGCATGAAGCACAACCGGGAACTTGCTTTCAAGCGTGATCTTGTCCAGCTTCTTGCCGCTGGTCTTGATTCGCGTGAACATGTAGCCGTTATCGTCATGGTCGGTCTGCGTATGAGCCACAAAGATAACCGTCACGTCATCTCGCATGGTCAGCGCATAGTCGATGATGTCATACACCGCACAGGCCAGGTCAAGCCACTTGTCAAAGCCCTTTTCCTTGCTTCTCCGCATCTCGTCAGCAACCATCAAGCCGTTGAGGGTGTCCACAATGACGGTCTTGATGTGCTTGGTTTCAGGCTTCTTGTCAATGGATTTCAGCAGGGTCAGAACGCTGTGCTGGTCATCGGTCTTGTAGTAGTTCTTGTTTTCAGCGTTGTACTGATTCCTCCACCCCTTCCAGGACAAGCCTTTCTTGTCACAGTCGATGTAGAAGGTGGTTGCTGGGTTCAGATTCCGGCAGGAAGTCGTTTTACCCGCGCCGGATTCACCCATGATGCAGATGATGTTAGCCACTTATTCAAACCTCCAAATGTAGCCGCCAGCAGTAAACCGCAGTCCTCTGCAACAGGCGGAAATATTCTTGTAATGAGCGATCCCTGTTTCATGCGCTTCCCGTGCGCTATGCCAGTGTGTTTCTTCGCCCGTGTTAGGGTCAACCTGGATAACGCCCTTACAACACCGTTGTGTCTTGCCGTTGTAGGTGTTGTTATACTCTTGCGTACACCATTCCAGATTGGAAGCGTTGCAGTTTAGTTTGTTTTCGTCCTTGTGGTTCACGAAATTGTAACCGTTCGGGTTATCTACAAACGCCTCTGCAACAAGCCGATGTACATACATGGTTTTCTTGTGTTTCTCACCGCATAGCACAACCTGAAGATAACCGTTTTTCTTGTTGCGCACAGGTTTTCTTATCCGGCCTGACCGTTCGCTGAACACATCGCCCTCGTTGCTGATCTGGTAGAACTGTTCAAAGCCAGGAATGACTTTCCATTCAATCATTCGACTCCTCCTTTCCCTCAAACTTCAACGGGCATTTGAAGCCCACCGTATCCTTTGGTGCTGGGAGATATTCACCAGTCAGGCGGCAATATTCCCTGTCAGGCTTGTACTCCGTCCCCATCAGTTGACAGCGCATACAGCACACATCATCTTCGGGGAATCCGACCTCCACCGTTGCGAATGTGTAGTAGGAAACGCCCCTTGGGAAAGATTTCATGCCTGTTCCGCCTCCTGCTCCTCAGCGAACTTCGCCAGGTCTTCCTGGGCCATCAATTCACGCAGGACTTCCAGCGTTTCATCGTAAGTCAGGTCTGTATCTTTCATCGCAACAAGCTGCAAATGGTGGTAAATCTCGCTCTTCTTCATTTCTTCATTCCTCCGTTTACTTTAAGATTGCAACAATCTTCTTTGTTATGGTTCACACACTCACGCCAATAGTCGTAATGTTCTGACACATCCTCACAGACAGACACCTCATCAAATCCAGTAATCCGTGCCAGGGCTTCAATCTTCTTCTCCAACGGTAGATGGTCATATCCGGCGTGATGCACCGTCCATGATGAGTAATCCAGTGGAAGCCACTTCTTGATCCAGTGGTTCACCCGCAGGAACTCAACGATGATCTTGTTGCACCGGATACTGTTCAGCCTGTCAAAGTCCACGAACTGGGGAAGATATGGCGAAAGCCTGACAGCCACATCGAACCCTGCATCATACAGTTTCTCAATGGCCTTGATCCTGCGCTCTGTGCTGACAGCCTTCTCCACCGGAATCCATGTCACGCTGATCTGAATGTGAGCCAAATCCTTGCGCAGAATGTTCATGTATTCACAAATCAGGTCAGACTTGGTGACAATCAGATAGCCGATGTTGTACATGTTCAGCAGCCGAATGGTTTCCAGCGTCACCCCCATTTGTTCTTCGATGGGCTGAAAGCAGTCCGTCATGCCACCCAGCCGGACGATTGTCCCAGGCTCTAACTTGGCAATCCGCCGTTCGATCTTGTCAATGTCCGCCACAGACGGTTCTTTTGCATCCCACAAGCCTCTGAAACTCAGCAGCGACTTGGCGTAGCAGTAGGAGCAATCGTGTCCGCATCCACATCCATAACAATCTAAGCGCGTCCTGTACTTGCATTTATCCCCTTCATTTCCGCCAACAGTTTTGAAAAAACTCTTGTACTCTTTCATGCCCATTTCTCCCCTTCGTTTATTGGGGCGAGAAACGACCACTATCATTCCGGGATAGAGAGTTACGCCCGTTTGCGGCGATTATTAGCCTGTACCTTCCGGTCTACCCATCGACAATTTGAAGGTTCATAGTTCCCATCGTTGTCAATACGGTCAATCGTGCAATCGTTGCTTGGAATGTCATCACGGTATCCGTTCGCATACGCCCATTCAGCGAATGCTTCAAAGCTGTGCATCCATTCATCACAAACCTTGATTCCTCTGCCGCCGTAGTTCTCATAGCCTTTTTGCGAAGGAATAGTACATCTTGCCTTCATTGCTCGCCATGTTCTGTACAGCCTCGTTTCAGACAGACCGTGCGTAGTGTTGTTAATCACTCGCGCTTCATTCATGAAGCAACCGCAGGATTTCGTGTTGCCCCTTATCAAGTGAGACCCAATAACCGTTGTGGTATTGCCGCAATCACAGTGACAGAGCCACAATACGGAACGGCTTTTTGTCCGCCCGGCCTGTTCAATGACCGTCAATCTGCCAAACCGTTGCCCTGTCAGGTCTTTGAGTTGAAACAATTTCTCACCTTCTTTCATGGTCGACCCTACTTTCTTCTATTAAGTGGGGTCAGAGTGATTTACCGTCATTCCGGGTCAGGTCAACGCGCCACAATCAAGCAGGGCAGCGATGATGTGTTCAACAACAGGAACTCCGATAGAGTTGCCAGCCTGTTTGTAAAGTTGGGTGTTGCTGTTCACAGCTGCCGCCTTCTCATAATCCGCATCGTCAAAGCCCATCAGACGAAAGCATTCCTTCGGTGTCAGCTTGCGGATTCGTACATCTTGCATCGTTTCTCCCTCCACTATGATTTTTTCTTTTCCTGCCGAGGCACTTGTCAGCGTTGGTGCAATACCATCCGCGAAATAGCACCGTTCGGACTTCTCGTAAACGCCAGGCCTTTCTTCAAAGGTTATTATGGTTTCATCAAATTCTGTTGACGTTATCCCTAATTCAGTCTTTATGTTTTCCCACAGTTCAGCATCTGGAATTGCAAAATACGAATCCATCCTGAACCAATGCTCAACCATTGTGGTTGGCACTCCCAACACTTTCGCTAATGCCCTGATGCTCTTTCCGGAAATCCGCTTGTGGGTTCTCAACAATTCCTTCAGCCCTTCACAGTCAACTTCGTACTTTCTTACTCTTACAAGCTGCGGAATGTCAATTCTCTGTATCTCTGGCACTCGTTTTCAATCCCTTCCCGTTTGTATTGGGATCAAAAACGCCTATCATTCCGGTTAGGTTACTTATTAATGATTACTTTCGGTTCCAAGTTACCACCCCCGCAAGTATGCAATGACGGAGCAACATAATCTGCACTGTAAGCGCGTCTTGAAATATCGTGCATCTTACCAATGATTCCTCCATCAAGCATCGAATAGCATTCGTTCACTTTTGTTACTTTTTCATATTTCCCTTCAATGTAGTACCGTTCGTCCACCCGATCGTCCAGCATGTCCTTCAAGCGTAGCTCCAGCGGGAAACCCTTTGGGAAATTGAACGTTCCATTATCAACGTCCTTGCGGATGCTGACGATGAACACCCTCTCTCGGTTCTGAGGGATGCCGAAGTCTTTCAAATTCAGCACTTTCCAGTAGTTGTTGTAGCCAGCCGCTTCCAGCGAATCCAGTACAATCTTGAACTGTTCCGCAAACCGCTTGCCTGTGAGGTTCTTCACATTCTCGGCTATGGCAACACGGGGATGGGTTTCTACAATGATTCTCAGAGCTTCAAAGAACAGACCGCTTCTGGTTTGCTTGCCGTTTTCGTCAATCAAGCCCTTCTGTTTCCCGGCGATGCTGATGTCCTGGCACGGGAAACCGTATGTAACCAAATCAATGCCCTTAGGTAGCTTCGCTGCATCAACCTTCGTGATGTCACCCAGGTTCATGCTTTCATCAACACCGTGGATCGCCGCATAAGACCTGGACGCATACTTGTCAATTTCGCAATAACCTACAAGGTCATACGGAACACCAAGGTTGTCCAACGCCTTTTCAAACGCGCCAATGCCACTGAATAGGCTCAAATCTTTCATATCATCACTCCATCCAATCCTCAACCGGGTGCCTGTACAGCCTAATCATGCACTCCTCGCACATCGGGCCATCCCCAAGGTCAAAGGCGTACTCGTCAATGGTTTCGTCACACTCAATGCACCGTGGATACATGTCATTCAGCGCATCCTGGCAAGCACAGTAGGAGTCCCAGTCTCGCGCAGGGTCATCAGTGTACGACGGCAATCTCATCTTTCTCACTCTCACCGCCCTCCCTTATGTACGTCCTTCAGCAACTCCTCAGCCGCCTTGTAAACCTGTTTCATCCTCCGCGCCTGTTCCTCATCGCTCAGAATCGGGCGGTACACCCTGACAATCGCGTTGGGATATTCAAACACGGTAGGTTCTCCGTATGTATCCTGCTTCTTCATTCTGACCACCCCTTTCTGTCAACTTATGAGGAAACTGGCTTGTCTCATGCTGCCGTGTTAATTAGTCCACTTTGTGGACAGGTTGGGGAAAAAAAAGTGGACAAACAGGTTGCAATCGTTCGCAAACCCTGCAGCCTTAGCAATCACTACCATATCATCAGCAGTAGGCTGTCGCGTCCCATTCACAATTTGTCCAGTCTTTTTCTGATCCCAGCCGATTTCGCGAGAAAATTCTGCGATACTCTTGTATCGGCTCAGGATAACACCCCGCAGATTCATCTGCATCATGTCTTCCATGTACATCTCTCCTTTCATCCGTCCACTTTGTGGACATGTACATGATAACACTACATTTTGTCTTAGTCAATACACTTTGTGGACATTTTAGAAAGTTTGTACACTTTGTACACTATAACATCGGTTTGTTTGTTCTTTTTTGTGGACAATTTTGGGGAAAATGTTGACATTGTGGACAAAGTATGGTAGAATTTAGCCATAGATAGGAGGTGAAAAGACGTGGAGGACAGCGCAATGGTATCTTCTTTCAACGAACGTTTCAACGCACTGTGCAACAAAAGCCGCCGCAACGATACAGAACTCGCAAAGGAGTTACACGTTTCAAAGCAAACGCTAAGTGCATGGCGTACTGGGGTACGATCTCCTAAGCAACCAACCATCATCATGATCGCCCAATACTTCAATGTATCTGTTGAGTGGCTCATGGGGTTTGATGTGGAGGCAACAAAAAAACCCGCCATTGACGGCGGGCTGACTGAGAGTCAAATTAAGCTGATTGAGTTCGCAAAGACTGTTCCTGAAGACAAGGCTGCAATGATTCTGCGAGTAATTCAGTCAATAGTGGAAGCTGACGAATAACCTTGTCGGCCTGTTCAGGGGTCAGAGTGAGAATGTAAGTAATCAGTTTGTCAACGTTAGTCATGTCTTGCGTACTCCCTTCAATCTTTGTGGCAAACATATGTTCCAATTGCCTGAAAATATTGTAATGTATGACAGCTTCAAGAATCAATGGTAAGTGTTACCACAAGTTTGAAAGAATAGCAGGAGCGATGCAGCACCACCCGACCGCCCCTGCCGTCCCGGAATGATAGGTCATCTCTGACCCGTCTTCATCATATCGCTGTCAACACTTTAGCACAATAAACAGATATGCGAATAATTTTCATTTGTAGCAAGAATAGAATCATTTTTAGATAACATAAGTAATAGTGAGAGGAAATTTATATGTTTGATCGTTGCATTGGTTGTGAACGTCTCGGAAAAGACTGCGTACCGAACCTGATGGCTCTGTCCTTCCCTGACCTTATGAACTGGTGGAAGAAACGCCAGGCACTTCTCGACTGGACGAATCAGGAGTTGGCTGACAACAGCGGTATCCCGGTTGGTACAATCAACCGAATCAGGAAAGGTGAAGACGATCCTCGTTACTCCACCATACGCAGTGTCCTTCATGCGCTGATGGGAGGCCACACTGCCGAGTTTCCTTGCCAGAAAAAGTTGGATGCTGAATTTGCCCACATTGAGGAACTGGAAAAGCAACGCCAGGAATTGATTGAGGAAAGGAACGCGCTGCTTGCGAAGTTCCAGACCCTTGCCGAACTGCATCGCAACGACATGCAGACGATCAGAAACGAATATATAGAACAGATTGACCTGTTGAAGGCCAACAACGCCTTTCTGCGGGAGCAATGCCTCCGCCAGCAGGAAAACACATAATGAAAAGGGGAATTTAGATGTATTATCACAGTTTATCAGAGTTAGGGTTAACGCCCGAAAACATATTGGACTATTTACGAAAATCCCAGTCGGATGACCCGTTGCTCACCGTGGAGGAAGTGCTTGCCAAGCACGAAGAAATCCTCGACAACTGGACAGTTAAGATGTTCGGCAGGAAATCCCCGGAGGAAAACAAATTCCGCGAGGTCGTTTCCGGCGAAACGTTGAAAGAACGCCCGGAAATCAACCGCCTTCTCCGCATGGTCGAATCACCCAAGTACAAGGCCGTGAAGGTCGTAGACCCTCAACGTCTTTCCCGTGGTGATATGGAGGACATAGGCCGCTTGATGAAGCTGCTGAAACTGACCAACACCCTTGTTATCATCCCGGACGTGTACGGCAGGGAAAGCATCTATGATATGCGAGACGAACGCGACTGGGAGCATTTCAAGCGCGAATTGGAAAAGGGTAACGACTACCTGGAATACTACAAAAAGATTCAAAACAACGGACGTTTGCTGTCTGTCAGCCAGGGCAACTACATCGGTTCTATTGCCCCGTATGGATACAAAAAAATCAAGGTGAAGGAAGGCAAGCGGGAATGCCCAACGCTTGAAATCAATCCACACGAGGCAGATGTTGTCCGCATGATCTTTGATATGTACGTCAATCAAGACCTCGGCTGCACAACCATTGCATACCGCCTTGATGAACTTGGCATCAAGCCTCCCAAGGGCGAAAAGTGGTCTATGCCATCCATCAAAGAGATGCTTGAAAATGAACATTACATCGGCAAGGTGAAATGGAATCACCGCAAAACCGTTACCATCGTTGAGGATGGCGAAATCAGAAAGACCCAACCCAAGGCCAAGATAGGCGAATACCTTGTCTATGACGGCAAACATGAGGCGATTATCTCCGATGAACTGTTCCGGGCAGCGCAGGAAAAGAAAGGCCGCAACCCGCGCAAAAAGGCAAAGACAAAAATCCGCAATCCGCTTGCAGGGCTTTTGTGGTGTCAATGTGGCAGAGCAATGTCCCTCCGCACCTACAAGAAGAATGGTGCAGAACGTTCCGCGCCACGTTTGCTGTGTGATGGGCAGAACTATTGCAAAACCACTTCCTGCCTGTATGAGGAAATGGAGAAAAAAGTCGCTGACGTGTTGAGACAATGCATCGCTGACTTTGAAATCCGCATTCAGAATGACGATGGGGATTCTCGCAAGCTGCACGCCAACCTGATCAAACGTCTTGAAGCCAAACGCATAGAACTGGACGAAAAGGAAATTGCCCAATGGGAAGCACAAGCCGATCCTGACCCAGCCAAGCGGATGCCTGACCATGTGTTCCAAATCCTGAACGCAAAACTCTTGAAAGAAAAAGAAGAAGTCAGACAGGCTCTTTGCAAGGCTTACGAATCCATGCCTGAACCCGTTGACTATGTGGAAAAGAAACGCAGCTTCCAAGATGCCCTGGATGCCTTGTCCGACCCGGACGCATCCGTTGAAAAGAAAAACAAGCTGCTAAAGGCATGCATTGACCGCATGACATACAGCCGTGAGAAGTCAGTCAGAACAAAAAGCCAGCAAGAACGGTATTATGATCCCGTGCAGAAAAGGACGCGCTACCGCTCTCCATTGAACACAGGCGGCAACTGGACGCAAACCCCCATCGAGCTTGATGTGAAGTTAAAGGTTTGATTTTTTCGGCCTTTGACTTCCATCATGTATGCGCCGATTCATCCGCTCATTAATGATGGATATAAATAAACCAACAAAAAAGAGCCGGAGGCGTAATGCCCCCGGCTTTCCTATTAGCTATGCGCTTCTTCATTCAGATACTTCTCAATCTTGTGAATGGCTTCCGTTACCGGGCCATTGCACCCCTGTTCACTCAGACCTTTCAAACAGGCGAGAACTCCATATACAAGCAACTTCTGTTCCGTCTTGATGCTTGCCATGTCATCCTCGTGGTGCTGCCGGATTTCCTTAATATCCTTGTCCTGTCTACCTTGCTTGTCAACCCATCGAACCACTTTGGAGAAGTATGTAACAAGCGCGACAATCGCGCCAATGACCGTAGATGCCGTGATGATGGTTTGCCAAGTTAGAGTGATCTGCATATGAATCAAGCCCTCTTTTCGTGTTTTATACTCCGATGACATATCGCAGGACGAACCCTGCATTGTTGTATATAATCCCGCTTGTTCCTGTGCCGGATTGACCGTTCACATCGTTGCCGCCTATTTTATCATCGTGAATGTACAGATATTTAGTTGCCATGAGCGAGAAAAGGCCGTCATTCGTCATCATGAACGAATGGCCTGTGCCGGGATGCCGCCTGACCCACTCTTTGGAAACAAGAACTCATTCCAATGATAATCCTGCGCTGCTCCACCAGAATAGCGACTGAACACAAGCACGATCCCGTTTGGCTGCTGACTGACCTTCTCAGACAGGGCAATGGTGTGGGTAGCCGTCATGTAATACCCGCCAGACCAAAGCACTTTCCCTCTGCCACCATGCACCCTGTACCAGTTGCCCCATGCGCTTTGATAATAGCTGCGTTCGTAGATTTCCCCGTCATCCTTTGACAGCCTGTGAGCAATCTGAACCTTGCCCATGCCGTCACCTTCGACAAACACATACACACCGCCAGTTGCATTTGCTGACCAAGGTTTGTTCAGTAAAGTGGTGCTGACCGCCGTATTTGGAATGGCATAATAGCCCGGCTCAAGAAGGTCATTCAAGTCCTGACCGCTCTGAAGGTATATCGGGGAAGAAGGCGTTTCTGCATGGCTGAATTGTGTCGGCAAAGCAAATTCCACGCCTTCTGTCAACTCAGACACCTTTCCGAACGCTACGCCACGCCCGGAAGCATTGAAGTCAAGCAACGTGAAGGCCGTGGGAATCTCCGTCTGGCCGCGAATCGTGGTGAAGCTGTCCGTGATGGATAGCCGCAAGTCATAGCTTGTGTCCACGTCAAAAGCCCCATTCGTACTGATGATGGACGTGTTGACTGCATATCCTGTGCCATTTGTCAAGGCCGTCCATGTCGTGCCGCTTTGGGGCTTATATTCAATGACGTAGGTGTTTGCATTCTTACTGTTGACGGATGCAATCGTGTAGTTGAAAGCAACCTTGACAAATGTCCCTTCGTAGTTCTCCGTTCCATCAGCCAAACAACGGGCAACCGTGAAATTGGCAATCTTCGGAGCGGAGTAGGCAACAACCGTCCAGGTTTTTGTGAATGTCGCAGTCCTGCCACGACTATCTGTAATCGTAATGACAGCAGATGCCGTACCACTCTTTGTGATCGTGGAAGTGGTAGGTGTTGCTCCTGTGTAGGTCTTGCCCTCAAAGACTGTCTTGTATGCCGTGATGGTAGACCCCAGGTTGCCAACAGCCGTGATGGTGAACTTCGCCTTTGACTTGTTCTGCACCATGTTCCCGAATGTTGCCTGATAGGTGGTCGTATCAGCCACAGCAACGGAGGAAAAGGACGGAACAACGGTTGAAGGCACAGTCAGAGTGAAATTCTTGCTGACCGCAGAACCTATCTTCGTTGAGCCGGAATAGGTCGTGACAGTAACCTTCGCTGTGCCGCTGGTTGCTGACGGGATTGCATTCAGCCAGGAGGTCGGGATTGCGTAGCTGGTTGACGTACCGACTCCCGTTGTGGACTTTGAGTATGTACCAAACGAGAAAACCACCGTGTGCGTGAAGCTGGAAGATGCCCTTGTGATATTCACCGTGACCGTATTCGTACCATTGACAGCCACAGAGGAAGTCACACTGGAAATGGTGCTTGCCCTTGCAATGGTGTTGAATACACCGTTGCCAGAGGCCGTGACATTGCCGTAGTACGTCCCGGATAGCGTGACATTGATGCCAGCCGTTGCGGAGAACGCACAGGTCTTCGTGCCATCCGCAGCATGGGAAATCGTGACCGTCTTTTTGAAGATTTCCTTCGTCTGACTACCACTCAATGCCGCTGTAAACGTGAAACTGTATTTCGTCCCATTGATGGTCAGGCTGCCGGATTTGCTTGCGCTGGAGTTGATGGTGTAGCTCGACCCCGTGGACACAAGCTGAACCTTCGCCGTTACCGTGGATGTGTTATTTGCCACCGACTGGCTGTCTACCGCCCATGCAATCTGCAAGCGATAGCCCGTCCGAATTGCTTCCTGTATCGTTCCTGATGCTGCCATGTACTGACCCCCTTTCAAGGGTCAGAGTGCCTATCATTCCTTATAGGTGTTTGAAACTGAGATTCCCGTTCGTTCGGTGCATATATGCGAAATTACCTATCTGCAAACTGTGCAGGAAAGATGCATCGGTGACATGCAGCTTTCTGTCACTAAAATAGGCAACCTCCGCGCCATCCTGCATGAAGGAAATGCGGTTATTTGAGATTTGCAGTTCCAACTCATTCCCCACTTCTCCCAGCAGGATCATCCCATCCACAAAGCGGATGTACTTGCGGATTTCCTCAAACTCCGCATCCGTTCCAGCCGCAACAGCCGCAATGTCTGCGCTGAACTGCTCAAACTGGATGTCGAAGCTGCCCTTTGTCAGGCTCAGTTGTGTGCTGACTTCCGACACAAGGGCTTCCGCATCTTCTTTCAGCGTGTAGCTTTCCGCAACCTTCGCCGTGATGTCCTCCGCGCTTTTTGTAAGGGACGATTCAATGTTTTGTTCCAGGTTGTACACGATCTCGGTTGCATCATTCACCGTCACCCATGTTGCCGTTTCAGCCTCATACCGCTTCAATACAGGCGGTTCTGCGCTGATGTCCAGCCACATATAGGTTGTTGCTGACGGGGCTGTTGCGCTCTGTACAACCGTGTGCAGAAGGGCGTTTGTGGCCTTGTTATAGGCCGCTTTTGCCGCCTCATAACTGCTGGACAGGGATACAGGTGAGTACACGAACGTCCCGTCACTGAAGACCGTGCAGTCTACCGTGTACAGGCTTGTGGTGCTGCCGTCCGTGTATCCCGGTTCTGTATCGTCCCAGGTGTTAGCAGGAGGAAACGTGGTGGGCTTTGAAGGGATTGCCGCCGTGGAAGATTGGAGCAGATAATACCGATATGTTGCTGCCACATCGACAACGCTTGATAGCGTAATCTGCCCCGCTGCCTTAACAGCCATGTGTCATCCCTCCAACTGTGCAACGTAGCTTGCCCTGTGGCTCACATCTCCTGCATCAATAGTAAGGGTTGCACCAGTACCGACAGCCGTTTCTCCACCATCCTTGTACCACTTGATTGTGCCAAGAGCCGTAACCTGAGCCGCAGTCAATTCTGCACCAGCCCGGTATACATGGGCAGTCAACACCGTTTCAATGGCGGAGTTCTTGAAAATCGTGCCGTTGCTGGACGTGATTGTCAGCGTGATTGCATCCGCACCGGGATTGCCCGTTGCACCAGTTGCGCCAGTCGCACCCATGAAGGCAATCGTGAATGTGAATTCCTTCGTGATAGTGATGTCCCCAATATGGACGGGAATCTTGATGACACCGCCACTCGTCACGGATGTAGTGACAGAAATAGTGAGAGTCGGGGACGTGGTGTTGCTGTCAGAGGAAACCGTGACACCCGCAGGCTTCGTGATTTCCGATACCGTCACACTGCAAGGGATCTGTGAAGAACCCTGCATGGCAATGATCTGAGTCGTGGTCGCACCAGCTTTGGCAGCATTGGTCGTACCAGGGAAGGCATGGGTTTCGGAGGTCAGGATAACGGAATAAGCATCCGTTACGTCAACGATAGAAATCTGGTCAACCGACTTGATAGCCATAGAAACTCTCCTTTCTTCATTATCATTCCGAGACAAGTTGGCATTTGAAAACAACCTTTGTGTCTACGTCGCTCGGTGCCAGCGACAAAGCAAATCCTTCGTTCGATATTCTGCTGTCCGTTGTCAATATCGTCCCGAAGGTCGCTTCCCCCATACGCTGCCATTGCCATTCAAGATAGGCGTTGCTCCCGAACTCAGCCCTCATAGCGGCCGCATCCGTGATCGTTTTGCCTCCCTTGAAAATGACAACATTCAGAACAGTCGAAACTTCGCTGTTCTTGAACACAGTCCCCCTGCTGGAATCAATCCGCAAGGTGACAGCATCCTCTCCGTTCTTGCCATCCTTTCCGGTGATGGCTGTGATCTTGCTTGTTGATGCCGTGAAGGTATCCAGCACCCCGCCCAGCGTCAAGTGATTCGATGCCGGGTCAAGCAATTTGATGGATAGCTTGCTGACCGTGAAAAGTTGGTCAATGCCGTGGGGATTGCTTTTCACTTGAACCTTTGTGCCAATGTGAAAGGACGTAATGTCCTGCCCCAGCGTTGCCATATCAGCCGCCGTCAACTCAATGGTTTCAGGCAACTTGACAAGTCCTGCAAGGTATGCTTTGCCTTTCGTCAGCAGATTGTTTGCATCGGTCACATCGTCAAATATGACCGTCTTGACAATCAGGCCGAATTGTGCTTTCGCATCTTCATCCACAATGTAGTCAAGCCCAGCATTGACCTCTGCAATGGTCAGGCGTTCGTCCGTGTCTTTACCGTCTGCATCCTTCAGTTTCGCGCCCAGTGGGATGACCGCTGTTGCAATGTCCGCGCCCTTCCGAATGCGTTTCAAGTCCAGCAGATTCTTGCCGAATTCGATTTTTTGCGGAGCAAGCAGTGTGAAGTCTTGCAAATAGTCAATGTAATGCGCATCGCCTTCATGCCTGATTTGCAGATACCCGCCAAGCAGTTTGACCAGCTTGTCCTGCATTTCAGTCCATGTGTCGGTGTAGTCGATGTTTGACCGCACGATGTAGTCATTTGCGTCTGCAACCGTCACCTTGCCCAGCGTAAACCGCTTATCCGCATCCACTTGACTGTTGTGACTGTCCAGCAGCACAGCCAAGTATTCCGGGATACTGCCGGAAAAGTCATAGGGTCGCATGATACTGTCAAGCAAAAAGGCCATCTCCCCTTCACAGGTGACAGCCTTCTCATTATGCCAGCCTATTTCATCGTCAAGCACCCTTCCACGGAACAGCAGGTAATCGTCCTGATATACCGTGATGATGCTTTTCATCTTGTGAATCAGGCCATAATACGGATGGTTTGAAGGCACTGTGAATGTGAACGACCCGGTTTTGTTGACCTCCAATTCCACAGACGGATTGAACAACACAAGGTTTTCAAGTTTGCTGTGATACAGAAGCATGCTGTCACAATACACCCGGTACGTCATAGCACCGCCTCCTGCCATGTGAACGTGATCGTTCCTGTGCCTGTAACAGTGACAAGGTTCTCACCCTCCACAAGTTCCAATTCAGGAATAGTGAATGTCCCTGCCCGGTTCGTCCATATCCCTTCCCCGAAGGAAATTGTCATGTCCGACGTGGTGGTGATGGTCGGCACAGCACGTTTCCGCGCATTTGTCAAGATAATGGTCTGAGTGCCGTCAATTGTGACCGACATTATTGTCGGTTGCATCTTGTACTTGTACGGTTCACAGTCGCACTCAATGCTGATCCTGCCGATGGTCACTTCATTCTTGTAGGCCGATACAAAGCACCTGCCCACATAGAAGAAGGAAGGATCGTTGTCCAGCACAATCCTTCCCTTCTTCCCATGTATCTTGTTCTTGATGTCCGTAAACTGTGAGAGTTGTTCATTCCAGGGCTGAATGCTTTCAAAATCAAATCGGTGCTGCGCATTCGTGTATTTGGGTTCACCAAAGAAATCCGTGTAATCCAGTTCACCGTCTGCCCCTTCAATGTCGATGGTTTGCCGCTTGACTTCCGGCGAACCGATCTCCTTTCCAGTCAGCAGAATGTGAAGGTCACGGTAGGAGTGAAACCCAAGGAATGAAACCCCCTTCATATTTATCCCTCCAGCGCACTAACACGCGCTTCAAGGTCGTCCAAGTAAATGCCGTTTATTGCACCGCTGACTGACAAATCACCGTCCACACTTCCCGCGCCATGCACTGCAAGGTTTGTGCAATGCGCAGTGCCGCTAACAGACAATGAAGAAACTGCAACGTTATCCAAATCTGCAATCGCCGCTTGCAGATTTTCCGCTTTCAGCAGTCCTTCAATTTCCGTTTCTAATGCTTTAATCGTCACATAATCGGCTTGCAGTAAGATAAGACCATTCACTTTATCTACAACGATTCGCAATGAATCGTCCGTCTCCGTCAGCCACTTGTGCATGTGATCCATGCTTGACTTGTTCTTCCTTGTTGCACTCGCGTTTCTGTCCGTCAGCGTTTCCATAGGAAGGCCAAAGGTGTACTCAGACTTCTCCGGGTTTTCAATGTCCAGGTCAATCTTCGTACATACATCTTCCTTGTCCAGCCTATGCGGGGCGGAAACAAGTTTCACCGTATCGCCAAGCCTGATGCCGTCCACATCCGCTCCAACAGCGTGGAGGTCAACCGCTTTGATGGTCAGCGTTGTTTCTGCTGCCATCCGTTCCATGTGTTTCTGACCCAATTCAAGCAGTTCTTCCGGGTCTTCTACTTCGTCCCATGTATAGGTCTTGACAACTCGCCCATACTTTGCTATCAGCGCAGCATCCTCGATGTAATCCTTGCCGCCGTTCGCCTTCGCAATGCTTGTGTATTTTCCTTTTTTCGATCTGCCCAGCGGAATCAGTACAGAACAAACATCCATTGCATTGACATTGGTTTCAATATCCACAAGATTCACACCGAAATTGATTTCCTGTGAACATGTCTGATTGAACTTGTCCACATAATCAAGATAGCGAACACCATCTTCCCAGCGCACACGCAGATAGCCGTTGAACTCATTCAGCAGAAGCGACTTGATCTCTTCCAGCGTATTTGCGTAATTCTCGCTTTCAATCTTGACAGTATCCTCATCCGTCAGCGCAGTTATCAGCCCCACCGTGAATCGTTTGCTTTCCTCCACGTCTGCATTGTGGTTTTCAATCAGCATGGGAAGGTATTCTTTCGCGCTGCCATCGTACTTGTAAGGCCGCTGCATGCTGTCCAGCAGATAGGCCAATTCGCCCTCGCAGTGAACCTTCTTCTGATTGTAAAGGTCTGTCTCCGTTTCCAGAACACGACCACGGAAAATCACTTCATCATCCTGTTCAATGGTGACAACGGTTTTTAGTTTATGCAAACCATCATACATCACGTTACCCGGAAGCATCGTGAATGTCAGTGTTCCTGCCTTGTTTAACTCGTACTTTGCCTTGGGATACAGTACATGCAGTGCCATATCATCAGAGGAAGGGTCGTAAAAAACGACCCCATCCGCTTTCATTTTGTACATTACAGCATCGCCGTCCCTTCATAGGTTTTCTTGAAAGGCTCAACCTCTGCCGTCATCTTGACCATGACAGTCTTATCATTGACGCGCTCAGGATCACCAACCGTCACTCGCCCTTTGTAGTAGTGCATCGGGTCATCGTCAAGAGCGATTTCCTTCATCTGCCCGTGCAATTCCGAAAGAATGTCACTATAAACGGCAGACCAGTCTTCCCGGCCTGCCGTTGTGATGAACTCCAATTCGATTTTCCTGTTCTTGTACTGCACCTTTCCTGTCAGCGCCTCTGTCAAATCCATTGCACCATGCGCTCCTGGAATGTCCACATAATGCGTTTTCGGTTCAGGTGTACTGATTGCAGGAGGTTTCGTCAGCATCAAGCCCCAATCCCAATAGGAATGCTTGTTGTCAAATGTAATGCCTCGCATCTAATCACCCCCTCGAACTCAACTCATTTTGCCAGCCAAGCTGTAAGTTAATCTGAGGCATCAGCGATCCGACAAGCGTACCATCTTGCAGTTTTACATCACCCGTGGTGACATATCCGGTGATGGTGATATTACCAACGCCTTCAGACACACCTTCTTTTGCCGCTGCCGTTACATCAGTTTTCAATGTGGAAAGCTGTTGCAGAAGCGAACCAAACAAGGACATACTTCCGTTGTTTCCACCAACTCCGTCTGTGTCTAAGTTGTTCAGTTGCCAAAGGGGAGTCTGATATTTATTGTCGGTTTCATCCTCGGCAGGATCTTCAATCACAGACGGGTCTACGTTAAGTCCTGGAAACAAATCGTGCATAAACTGAACTAAAGGTGCACCTACATGATAGGTAAACCAATCCGTACCAGTAAGTTCATCTGTTGTCCCATTTTTCACAGCCTCTTTAATCTCCGGGTCTTTATTCACATACTGTCCTACTGGTGAACCTTCTTCTATTTGCTTTTTTGCATCCGTATACGCATCAAACGCACCAGTGGCAATCAAAGCCGTGCCTGCCGCAGGATGTCCGATATACAGCGCGATGCCGCCAAGTAGTACAAGCAAAGAGTCGAATGCCGCACGATTATCATTCCACCAACCAAGCAACCCTTGCAAACTGCCAAGAAAGACATCCAACCCGCCTGTCGCAAAATTGCTAAATGCTTCACCAAGATTCTTTAAGGCTTCCGGGTTTTCTGTTGCCCACTTGTCGAGCTTCTCCATGATCTCGCTGATTGCAGGAATCGTTTGAGTTGCAAACGTTTCAAAAACGCCACCTGTAAATGCGCCAGCAGCCTTTTGGTATGCGTCCTGCATACGCTGTGCCTGACCAGTCGCAGTATTCATCATGGCATCCATTCTGCCGTAATAAAAGCCGCCATCTTGCAATGCAGCATGTTTCATCGCCGCCATGAATTCCTCAGATGTTGCCATGATGGTAGGGTTTATCGTTCCCAAGCTCGATACATCATCTGATTCCCATACATCTTGACCGTCACGGTCGATAAAGGAAAAATAGTCAGCAAGAATCTGCCAAACATCAACTCCTCGTTCTGCGAACTGTTGGTTAGCTTCTTCCGCCTGGACTTTTCCCTTCGTCATAACCTGCATGATGCCCTTTGCAATGCTGCCAAATGCTGCGTTTTCGCCGTTTGACACATTGCCGATGATCGTAAGCAAATCAATAATATCTGTTGATTCTCTTATCTTTTTATTGCCAATCAGCATAATTGCGTTTGACATAACTTCATCCATAGAGTAGGGCGTGTCAATAGCAAACTGATGTAATTTGTTCAAAAATGCATCCGCCCCTGCGAAATCGAGACTCAGCATGTTTTGCAACTGGTTTCGCCACAAATCCATGTTCGCGTTGAACTCGTAGCCCGTCTGCAAGAAGCTCTTGCCAGCGTCATACACTTTGTTTGCTGCCTGTGTTGCCAGGTTGCCCATCATGACGCTCCATTTGGTCAAAGTGCTGGTGCCTTTTTCAGTTGCATCCTTTGTAGCCGTTTCAACTGCTTGCCCGGTTGTTTGAGTTGTAGTTTGAGTGCCATTCAACAGCGCGTCCAATTCTTGAACTTCTGTCATGACGGTATTGATGTTGTTCAATGCGTCTTGAATTTCAATCGTGATTTTACCAACAAGCGTAAATATATCCATGTTCCCACCGCCTTTCTTCCCCTCTTGACAAAAACCGATTTTTATGCATCATATAGGTATCACGATATAGGAGGTTGCCAACATGAAAAAGTTGTGTCCCTTTGTTTCGTTCCTTCTCACTCTCCTGCTTGTTTTCCATTGCGTTGCATCGGCTGAATCGGCAATGGATGAATACACCCAAATTATCGAAAATTGCCTTGCTGAAGGTATGACAATAGAAGAAATCGCAGTCTTTAGCCATCAGGCCAGCGCAGAAGTTATTTCTGGTTACAGCGACAATTATCTAAAAGTTCTCATTGCCATTATGCAGTTAGAACTTAGAAGCCGTGGCAATGTGCAAGGTGAAGTTGTAGTGCCCATGGGTGAATACGTTGTCGGTGTAGACATTCCGGCAGGAACATACACCGTCACAGCAGGACAGAGGTATTGCAGTTTGGAAATCTACACAAACGGGAAACTTGTTCACGACTTCGATATGCTTTCCGGTGGCTCGGTTGGAAAAGTAACGCTAAAAAACAATCAAGTTGTCTGCGTTGAATACGACAGCATGACTTTCGCACCATACAAGGGCTTAGGTTTCTAACTGAAAGGGACGGCGATTTGCCGTCCCTTTTCTTTACCTCACATTGCCCCTTCTAACATGTTCCCACCTGTCAGCCAGCCCAGTATCAACAGCAGGAAGCAACGCCCCCACCATCGCCCCGGAATCAAGCTGAACCATTTTCGGCATGTTCCTCCGCAGGAATTCAAGCAAGAGCCTGTTCTGCTCCATGATGATCTGCCCGATATTCCCTGTCTCATTGCGCACAGCAGTAGAAACATAGTCCATCATCTTTGCCACAGGAAGCACCGCTTCTGCACCAGCCTCACCCACGCCCTGCAAGCCATTCCGGGTATTGAAGATGGTGGGCTTTGTGAAAATCGCGCCTTCAGCATTCCACTTCACGTCAAAGGAAGGCATTTTGCCTTTTCCAGCGATGCCGTAAGGAGCTTTGCCGCCGCTGACAGAAATCTTCGGTATCTTCAGATTGGAGAAAATCTTGCCGATTTTCAGCGGGAAGAATCCCTTGATCTTGTCCACGACTTTGCCCACCGATTTCCCTGCCGATTCGATCTTGTCCGAAATGGATTTGCGAATATCCTCAAACCACTTCTTCACCTTCCCGGCAGCATCTTTCAGGTCGTTGAACTTGTTTTTAATGCCCGTAATCGCAGTTGAACAGGCAGATTTGAGCTTGTTCCACAAATCAATCCAGAACTGTCTGAATCCCTTATTGTTGTTCCACAAATAGATGAATCCTGCCACCAGTCCAGCCAACAGGGAAATCACAAGCCCAATCGGATTCGCCCTCAGAGCCGCATTGAACAGGATCACCGCCGCGCGGGTTGCCATGATCGCTGTTTTCGCAGCCGCCATGATCTTGCCCCAATTCATGATGAGTAGAAAAGACCCAGTGCTGACAGTAACAGCGATGATAGCCGCCTTCCATTTGTCCACGGTATCCTTGTTGTCAGCTATCCACTTCTTCATGTCCTTGACCTTGTTGACAAGATTCTGAATGTGTGGTATAGCCGCCTCCGCCATGCCCGCAACCTTGTTTTTGATTGCCGTGAGGATGGGTTCACCAACACGGCCCAATTCAGCCATTGCATCCGTGAGCCGCTCCTGGGCTTTTCGGGCCTCCATCACGTCCTTGTTTGTGGCCTGGTATTGCGTTGCCGCTTCCCCGTAGGTATCCTTCAAGGTCTTCATGATGAGGTCTTGCCGTTCTTCCTCATTGGAGCATTTTTCAAGTTTTTTGTTGAAATCCTCCACGGAAATTCCAGCCCATTCCAATCCGTCTGCGAGGCTGCCCTGCACCTCTCCGAGGGCACTTGTGTGCCCGATTGCCTCGTACAACCCCTCAAGGGGAAGGCTTGCGCCGTAACTGGCGAAAATCCCTGTGCCAATTTTCGTCAGCTCGTTCATTTCCTTTTCGTTGTCAGCAATCAGGGCAATGTGCTGTGCCGCTTCCACAGCCTGCTCCGTGTCACCCAGCACCGCATTCAGTTCTGAATAGGTGCTTTTAGCCTCCGCAGAGGAATGCCCAGCGGATTGAAACGCGCTGTCAAGCAAGCCCATCTGCGCACGGTATTCCCTCGTTCCTTCCGTTACAGCAAGCATCGCACCACCAATAGCCGCACCGACAACGCCCATGCCCCGCATGATCCCCGCTGCCGCCGTACCTATCTTATTGAAATGCGATTCAACTTCCTGCGTTGTCATGCCAGCCCTTCTTGCAATGTCATCAAGGGTTCTGTTCGCCCTCGTCCCGTCAATCGCTATCTCCCCGAACAGACGAAATAGATTCATCCTGCTCACCTCCGCCATCTGGACGGAAAGAGGCCATGATATTCATCGTCTCATTCAAAATGTCCAGAGTATCTTGTCGCGTTGGTGCTGCATTATGTTGTTTATCATTCAGGGACTCGCGGAATTCTTTCCAGGATCGTTCCCAATCCTTATGTAACCACCATTCCCACAGGGCTTTTTCTTCCAGTTCCTCATTGACCGTCTTGATAATCTCGCTCACGAATCTGTAAAGCTGACCCGTCATCAGCATATTGTCCAGCAGTTCCATTGGGTTTGCATACCGCTGATACAATACGTCAAAGAACTTTACATCATCCGCTTGACAGATTCGTAAGCCTGCTTGAAAAAATCCACGAAATTCTCATCCTTGACAACAGTCATGAACATGTCAAGATATTCAACCGCGCCCTTTTCCTTGATCTCCTCTTCAGGCATGTCGTACAGCTTGGAAAGCAGTCTGCAAATACTGCCCTCGCAGAATTCAAGCCGTTCAAGTACCACATCAATCACGCCAAGGAAAATGAGCTGACCCAGCATTTCCGCATTCTCTGAACTGGTATTTTCGCGGGCTTCCTTCACGTCCGGCGCGTCCCAGCAGCGCATCAGATTCTTTACACCCAGCTTGCCAATGATGCTCGTCATCAGGAAAATATCCGTTCCCTTCAAAGGGCGGGGAGTACGCTTGTTTTCAACTTCACTCATCTTCTTTGTCCCTCCTATTCAAAGAAAAGGGCAGGAGAAATCCCCTGCCCTTGATTCGTTACGCCGTAGCCTTCGGATAGTAAATCTTCCAGGGCAGCTTGTTCAGGTTCACGTCATTGATGCTTGCATGGCATTCAAAGGTGTACTTGTTCACGCCGCTTTCCTCGTTCTTGCCCTCGTTCTCCATGCCGGAGGAACACAGGGGATTGCCCATGATGATGATAATGTTCTTGCCCTTCAGGGTCTTGCCCACAAAGGCAATGTTCTCCCAGAAGTGTTCAGGCAGCACTTCGCCAGCAGACTCAATCAGATCATAGGTGGTGTCCTCAGAAGTGCCAGCCTTGCCCAGCGTAGAAGTCTGAATCAGATCCTTCGTTATCTCAATCATGTTGATTTCCATCTTGGCATCTTCGCCAATCTGGGTGGCGGTTTCCTTCAGCTTCGTACCCACGCCGTCAATAGGCGGATAGTACAACTTGGGGACAACAGACCACTTGTTGCCACCGGAAGTCGCGCCGATGCAAGATTCAGCGAGATTCCAGCCTTTATCCTTCTCGTACTTCAGATTCTTGTGAATCGTGCCAGCACCAAGAGGAATCTGCTCAGGAGTCTTGGCGGAAACGCCGTTCATGCCTTCCAACATCTCAATTCACCTTCCATTCTTGAATATTCAGATTGATTTTGATGGATTTCCAACCCGCAACGCCCGTAGGCACGACCATTGCAGAGTCATAGAAAATGGCAACCCCCGTCCCATCGTCAAGGATTGCCGTTGTAGAGATACCTTTTTCGATTTTCTCTTTGTAGGTTTCAAGGTTCAACCATGAGCCGCTTGTATAGCCGCGCAGGATGAACGTGGTTTTCTGATGCCCGTTTTCCGTCCGCGTAGGGGATGGATTTTCGATGTACTGCCCCACGAAATAGTCATCAGGCGGATACTCTGCCCATTCCATGAAGGAATAAGGGAGGCCCAGGCTCAGAATTCGATTGTTGACAAATTCAAGCGTTGCAGCCCTCATCAGGCAAGTCCCTCCCTTTGCAGTCTTTCAAAATTCGCAACCACACTCGGCTTGGTTTGGATGAACGCATTTTCCAGCGTGTAGGAAGGATCGCGACCATTGGATGCAATGGCATTAGAGCCGTACCTTTCGTGAATGTAAGCAGCCGCGCTTTTCGCATCCGCTTCCGTCGCGTAATGAGTGCTTTCCGGGCCATCATACGGTTCACCCTCATTGTAGACCCACCAATCCTGACGGCCTTGCTTGCCGCCATTCTTGCGTGTATCTGCATGAGAACCTGTGCCGTATTCCTCCCAGTATCCCTCTTCCTTTGTCGTGCCAACGTAGCACACGCCAGCCGCTTCGTCTACTTCGCTCTTGTAGGAACCTCGCAGGGCTTGTCCTGCATCGCCATCCAACTGAACGTGACGGTTCGCATGGGCAGCAACCTCAAAACCAGCTTCTTTCAAGCCTTGAATAGCAGCTTGCGTCAGCTTTGCCTTGACCTGATAGCTGTTGTCAATGAATTGTACAGCCATATTACCGCCCCCCGGTGTATTTCAGGTAGATTTCCCACTGTGAGCCTTCTTCCAGTTCCATTGGATTGTCCAGGAGCATGATGTCATACACCTTCCCATTGACAACCATACGGCTGTTCTCAGCCGTGATTCGACTGTCCAGCGGTACATAATCGCCAATGAAGATGTGGGTTGACTCCTGAATCTTGGCATGGAAGCTGGAATAGCTCGACTTGCCAGCCGCAAGGTCAAGCCAGCCGCGCAAGGTCTGCACGTCTGCCCATTCCTGCACCTGTTCGCCAATGGCATTGCGAGTGGTGGTGCTGACCTGAATGATGGCCTTCATGTTTCCACAAATGCCTCTCATTTGCCGATGCCCCCTCCGAATCTGGCTTTCATATACGGTTTGAGGAACTGCACCAGCGATGCCGGATAACCCAGCGCGGAATTCCATTCATCCAGGTTGATGTAGTTGACCGTGTGGCGGGAGATGGTTTCAGACTGGATACCAGCCTTCGTCCTGTTTTCAAGCTCCCACGTCATCATGTTGACAACACCCATCTTCACATCAGCCGGATAGCGAACCAGCGTAATGTAGCAATCAATATCGTCACGGGTCTTCTCATTCACCATGAAGGTAGTGTCATCCGTGACTTTCTGCACCGTGTACAGGCCATCATTCTTCGCGCTGCCGCTGATCTGGATGGTATCTCCAGCCTCATACGGAATGAGTGCTTCCGACATGAAAACACCAGCTACCACATCCGCCACAATACCCGTGCCGCGCACCTGGAAATTGTTGTGCGTGTAACCGCGAATCTGCTGTTCAATGCCTGCCAGTTTGGCTTCCAGGCATTCATCCGTTTCGTCCGTCTGGATAAACTTTCTCAGTTCCTCAACCGTCATAATCATGCCAGCACGTCCTTAATGGCCTTGATGATATCGGCCTTTTTTCTTGCATTGCCCAGCTTAATACCAACGGATTCTGCCGTGGCTTTAAGCTCATTCAGCGTCATTTCTTCCAGCCCGTCAATCCTCACAGGCTCTTCCTGGGACGGTTCTTCCTCCTGCTCCGTCTTCACAGGCTCTTCCTGCTTGCCGATGCTGTCCAGCGAGTGAGGATACTTCGCCCTCAGAGAAAGCAACGAAAGGGTCTGTGTGGGAACGGAAGCCAGTTTGACTTCCGCCCCCACCGTATAACCCTTTCCCTCATCGCGGAAAGCATAGGTTTTTCCGTTATGGAGCAAGTAAGGAAGACCGTCAGCAATTACAAATCGCATCATGGTCTTCTCTCCTTTTATCGACCATCACCCGACAAGTCGGGCGGTGGCTACACTCGGTCAACGCTTGCGTTGACTCTCGTTAGTCGGCTTTGCCGACCTCATTTTAGCCGTTGGTCTTAATCAGACCCATCTTGATGTTCTTGGGGTTGAACTTCAGCGCCCAGTTGGCCTTGTTGCCCAGTTCCGCAAAGGTCGGAGACTCGTTCACAACGTTGTCAGCCGCGAAGGACAGACCGTTGGGATGCAGCACACAGCCCTGCTTGGTGTACAGCTTCTCAATACCAGCCTTGGATTCGGGATCGTAATCCACATAGTAGGGATTCTCGTAGTTGCTCTTGGTCGCACCCAGGAAAGCACCCTCACCGAACAGGTAGGTCTTGTACACAGGCAGAGTGCCGGAAGCATCAACAGTGTAGTAGTTGGTGCGCAGGACAACCTTGCCGCCAATGGTAGGCAGGGTCACTTCGCCCTGGAGCGCATTGCCAGTATTGAACTTCATGTACTCAACAAGCTGCATCTTCTGATAGGCCGCAAACACCTTGGAGTGCATCACGATCAGACCCAGACCGCCAGCCATATCACCCAGAGCCTGCTCTTCAGCATCAATCAGGGTAGTCTCGTTAATCAGGTTAGCATCGGCCACAGTGCCTTCCTTAGCAGACAGGTCAAGAACATGGTCAGCCAGCTCGGTAACACCCATCGCAGCGTCCGCGATGTTCATCATCTCGTTCTCCCACACCTGACCGTAATAGTCGGCAACGCGCTTCTGGATGTGGCCCATAGGATCAGCGCCAGTCAGTTCCTTGGTGAAGTCCTGCGCCTTGAAAGCCTTCATACGCTGAATCAGCATGCAGGTCTGCTTCTTGCCAGCGATGTCAACAGGAACGTTGTCAGTCAGACCGTCATTGTTCAGCGCAGCCATGCCAGCGTCAAACACATTCAGGGGAACGTAGAAAGGCAGAGTAGCCACATTGCCCTCAGTGCCAATCTTGCTCATGATGGCATTGTCCTGATGGATAATGCCGGAAGCGATAATAGGGTTAGACCAATAATTGGCCTCAGCCATCATGTCGGTAAAAACTACGGGGTCAAACTCAAAACCGCCAAACTTGCCATTGCGTGCCATAATTCATTCATCCTTTCGATTGTTGTTTAGTTGCCACGAAGCTGCTTATACAGCGTCGGGTTCTTTGCGTACAGGTCAACCTTCTCCTGATAAGTCATCTTATTGAAGGCTTCCTTCGTGATCGTCTGGTCACCATCGGGCTTGCGCAGAGTGTTCGGCTTGTACACCTGGTAGCCATCAGTGTTGTCACCAGCAGATTCAAACTGATTGGGGAACTGAGTCTTCAAGCCTTCCAGTTTGGTATCCCAGCCCTTGATATTGCCGTTGTCATCCAGCGACAGGGTTTCACCATCTGCCTTCAGCTTTTCATTCAGTTTGAAGGACAGATAATCCACATCCTTTGCCTTTTCAGACAGCAGACCAACCTTGATTGCCGCGTTGATCTTCTCCTGCTGAAGCTCTGCCTGGAGCTGCTGAATCTGACCTTCATATGCGGTAATCTTGCCTTGAAGGGCTTCCTGGCCCTTGGTGGACTTCTTCATGTCCTCAATCAGCTTGTTCGCCTCGCCATACTGGCTGTTCAGCGAGTCATACTCGCTTTTCAGCTTTGGATAGCGAACATCCATGTTTTCATGACTTGTGGTGAAAATGCCGTTCTTCTTCAGCGCATCAGAGAAAGAGTTGGTCTGTTCCTCCGTTGCGGAGAAAATCTGCTGCAAAATCTCGATAATACTCATGCTTTTTCAAATCCTTTCGTTACGCTTTTTACGAGGTCGCATCTCGTGATTGGAGGGCTTTTAACGTCATCCCCGGACGGATATATAAAAGCCCTGCCACGATGTGACAGAGCCTTTATGCTAAGAGTTGATTCCAGGTATTCTTGCCGACAATGCCATCAGCATCCAGACCTTTTGCTGTCTGATATGCTTTCACGGCTTTCAGCGTATTGTTGCCAAAGATGCCGTCTACCGTTCCGACATTGTAGCCGTTCAGACTCAGCAACCATTGCAGGACTTTTACCTGTGTCCCTCGACTGCCTTTTCGGAGAGTGTTCATCGTTTTCACCATGTTTCCGGTCTGTGTCGTGTTTGTGGGCGTTGTAACGGGCTTCTCAGCCTTGCTCTGCGTGTCCGTGGCAGATTGGTCACCTTCCTTCACATCCGCGTCAGAAGGCGTTTCTGAGCCGTTTACGAGGCTATTGACAAACGCCCTGTATTGTGCCATGCTCCCGCCATGTTTCTTCTGCCACGGTTTCGGATCTGAATGATTCGATCCATACCCGGCAGCATGTGCCTCGTAGTGTCCTACAATGTTTTCCTGCTTGATGCCGTACAGTTCGCACAGATATGCACAAAGCTGTTGTGACAATGCAAAGGCTTCCTCATAGTAGGCTTTGTCCTTCTTGTTATCCTCGCAAATTTCAAACTGGATGTGGGAAGCGTTGTAGCTTCCCTTTTTTCCGCTTCCCACACCCCAGCAGCGATGATCCCACGGCAATGTCTGGTACACCTTCACGCTTCCATCTGCTGCCTTGCCAATAAAGGCATGCATGCATTTGTTTGCGCTTGCCTTGTTCCAGTGGTTGTTGTACTCATTCTTGCCCAGAATGCCGTCATCCGGGCCGACATAGCGCTTCAGATAGGGGTTGTTCGCCCCGGTGCTATGCACCACAATGCCAGTCGGCTTGATCTTGCGTCCGGATATGTAACATGGATTCTTCGTTTGATAGTAACGGATGATTTCCATGTCACATCACCTCCTTCTGCTTGTTGTGTTTACTCTTCGCCTTCCGTGTCAGGCGGGATGTGCTGTTCCAGCAGTTCACCTTCAACGGCAATTTCCGCCTGTTCCATCTTCTTGATTTCAGCATTGACCAGCGCAATCAGTTCAGCCGTATCAAGCTTGATCTTGTGCTGCGCAAGGAATGCTTCTGCATATTCCAGTTTCTGATCGCCATTGCCAGCACCATACAGCTTTTCAGCCGCAAGCACGGCCACCTGCACCCAGCTTCGCGCCTTTGCGAGACTTTCATTGCCGTAACGCTCACGCAGCCACGGAATCAAAAATACCGTGATTGCAGTCACCGCAAGACCAATCAGGGCTTCCACAAGGGGAGTAAAGTCAAACATGATGATACCTCCTTATCGATTTCAGGTTGATTCATTCTTCCGAAATATCCTGTCCAGTAAGGAAAGCATGGCCGGCATTGTGGCAACCGGGGCATTGCAGGTCTTTTAGCAGAGTTGCACTCGGATACGCTGCAATCCAACGTGCGCCACACTTCCAACACATGATTTCTGCAACAGTGTGAGGAGTTTCTTTGTATCCAGCGAAACAGTTTGCCGCACAGGCCTTTACCGCTTTCTCAGGATCGTTCCCATAGAGCTTGCAACAACCAATCTCCATGTCGCAGTTGTCACACTTCCTACAATCGATTTCGAAATCTTCCTTCATCTTCTACCTCCTTATCAAGTTTGCGTTTTTTTGTATGTAAAAAGGCCGCTATTCAGCGACCTGTTTACCGATTATTGCTGTTCCTTGGTAACATCAAGGTACTTGCGCTTGAACTCCTCAAAGCTGTCCGTCTTGTCCAGCCCCCAGTGTTCAGCGCGTTCCTTCAAGGTTTCCAGTTCCTTTTCGTCCAGCGCCCACTTCGCGCGGGTCAACGCAACACATCGGCAGTTGCAATCTTCCTCTGCACGTCCAAACCCGCCAGGATGCATGGCAGTCTTTCCGTCAATCTCAAAAGGCTCATCGACATCCCGAATCTGACCATCAAGCCGCCTGTGCGAATCTCTTGTCTTATGATCCATCGTCGCGTCCCACTGCTTCACGATGTTGCAGCCCTGCTTCTTGGCTTCCGTTCTCGCATCCTGCGATGCTTCCTCCTGAATTCGGTGCGATTCCGTTATCACAATGGTTCTCGCCCGTTTCATGGTCACGCCAGCCTGATTTGCAACGTTCCTCGCCATTTCAGAAAAGGACGCATTCGCCGCAATGCCCCGTGAGATTTCCTGGGCAATCACATCGCGCAGATGCTTTGTATCCACGCCCAGTGACTTGTACAAGCCTTCGCTGATTGCACTGTTTGTCACAAGCGCCTTCACAACTTGATCCTGGGCAATCGGGAAGGTAAGCGGCAAGTCCTGCTGATGAAGGCTGTACATCGTAACAAGGAAGCCGTCCGTGTAGCTCTCTTTCAGATATTCCTCAATCGTTTCGTACTCCTGCGTGTGCAGGCGTTCCAGGATTGCTTCTATCTGTCCTTTGAGGGCTTCCTGTTGCTGCTTGCGGTACACTCTGTTTTGCAGTAGCTCGTCCGCTTGCAACAGCTTAATGCGCTCGTTAATGTCCCGCAATGCCCGCTGATACACCTTTTCAAGGGCCGTCAGCACAGCCTTCTCAACGTCCAGTAGATGCGCATAGGCGAGTTTTTCACGCTTATTCATTGGCAATCACATCCGGCTCAGTAGGTGCGTTATTCAGCGCAGTCTTGGCAGCGTCAGCAGTGACTTCCGGCATTTCCTCCGACAGCTTGTCCTTGATTTCCTCGTATTCCAGGTCAAACTGCTCACAAATCTTCTTCACAATGCTTTCCTGGTCAATCACAGTTTGCACACTCATGATGGTGTTGACCTCCATGTTGCGCGTCTGTGCTTCCGTCAAGGCAATCTGAGCATTTTCAAGCGCATTAGAAGGCACTTCCCTCTCGTCAAAGTCGAAGTAAATATCCTTCATCGCGTATGCCGTTTCAGACTGAGCGTTGATCTCTTCCAGGTCGAACTTCAGCACTTCACGCAGGAACGCCTTCAGGTTGATAACCTTCTTATTGGCCTTCAGGTCAAGACGTGCGTACATGGACTTGATCTCAATGCTGGTTTTCGCGCTGGTATCCTTCCTTCCGTCAGGGTCAAGAGCCATGCCGAAACGGTAGATATTCTCCTTGTCAATATCCATCTTCGCCTTCCGGGCTTCCACAGGAATATCGACAGTCTTAATATCCAAATCGCCGCCCTCCGGCACACCCACATGCTTCTTTGCACGGATGTTTAGGATGGTTTCGTCCAGGTTGTCCCCGTCAAATCCCTTGATGACATACAAGGAAGTATTCGTATCCTGCAAGGTGTTGGACAGGTCAACATTCATCAGGTCATAGTCATCAATGATGTCCTTGATAGGGAGAAGGTCACTGCCTTCTTTGCGGTTGTTCGGCAGTTTGATAAAGGGAATCTTTCCCTCCGTCTGCTTGCCCCGGAACAACTGCCCGTCCTTGGTGTAAAGAGTATGAGGACGGGGATTGATTTCCTCGTCCTCATCCAAATTCAGTTCCCCATCATCAATCTGGTCATAGAACGTCACCTGTTGTGCGTCCCATACCTCAATACGCTTCACCTGATGCCCCTCAGCATCAACCCTGTCCACATACCAGCGAATCAGATACTCGCAGTGATCGTCCGTTTCCTTCGCCCTGACTTCTACCACACCAAGGCTGTCAGCACACTCCCAGCGGTTCTTGTTCTCTTCATCCTTGTAGCAGTAGAAATACTCAAAGCCCTTGACAGAACTGCCCGTCAGCACCTCGTACAAAGCCTTGATGAAATCGTCATTGTTGTTATACCGTGCGTCAAGAATCTCCTGCAATTCAGGAATGTCAGACTTGATGAACCCATCCTTGCCGGAAAGAACATACTGTACGCACTGGTCTGCAATCTCCGTGAAGAAAGGATGCGCAATCCTGATGTTGCTGTTTACATTGTCCTCCTGCATCACACCATTGCCGTCCACATAGACAATGATGCGGTCAAGAATATCATGCTTGCCCTCGTAGTAATCCTGACCAAGCTGTGCCGCCATCTTCCTGGCACTGGTTCGGTCATTTTCGATAAAGACCTTGATTTGATCCGTTGTCAGCATGGGGATCACCTCCTTTCGTCATTCATGGAGCCGCCCATGCACGGTGATGTTGATGATATGCATGGGCGGTTGCTCCTTTCGGGGTTACTGTTCCGGTGCCTGAATTTGCATCGAGGCAGATCCGTCTGCCTGCATAATCACCATGACGGTTGCCACACCAGAATAAATCATGAATACAATAGCTGCATCGGGTTCGTAGGAGATTGCAGGCAAAAGGTTAATTGTTCCGTCAGTATCAAGTTGACAGACTACATACCTTCCGGCTTGAATTGCTTCCATCGTTTCGACAAACGTCTTGTCTACTGCCAGTTCAGCATTCGTGCCAGTACTGTCCATTCCGACGATGGTTGCCTTGACAACGAAGCCACCCCCGCCCCCTGCGCTTTCCGTTCCGGCCTTCTCCACGATGGAGATGGTGGGCAGATCGGGGATAACAGTGGAATCTATCTGACCGTAAAGCATCACTCCAGCGTCTTCTACACCATCGGGGAAGATCAGCAGCATGAACGGACAATCCGGGCCGGGGGAAGGCATATTTTCCTCATTAGGGCTTCTACCTAACAGGTACGTGGTAACTCCCACACCTCCGAGAGCCGTAGCGTCTGCGGTCTTACTGGTGTACTTCTCACCGCCCCAAACGATTTCATAGGTTGCGCCGTCCACAAGTGGAGCTGCCAAGGGCTTGTCCAGCAGATATGCGCCACTTATACCGGGCGTAACATCCACTGTGATCATCTCCGTCTCCTCCAGGATGACGGTCTGACCACCACCCAACTCACTACCCAGCTTCCAGCCGTCAGCAGTGCAGAAATACTCATTGTCCGTTTCACTCACCGTTGCCTTGCTGCCAATACAGCACTTCGGCAAGTCCTTCACATCCGCTTCACTATGCAGCAGGAAGGTCTTTACATAGTCAAGCTGACAGGGACTCCATTCCCGCTTGATTTCCTTGATAGCCATAACCTATCATTCCTTTCTTACTCGTCAATGACGATTTCCTCGTTGACCGTGATAATAGACTGACTGGTGAACTCATGTGCCACGATACGCATGTACGAAACATCAATGTTTGCCGTAGACGCAGGAATCGACACCTGAATGATATTGGAGTCTTCGTCAAGAACAGCATTCCAGCTTGTAGAAGATGTGGATTGCATTACGATGTCATCAGCCATAGAATAGCCCGTCAGATTCTTATCCTTGTCGAAGTAGAGAATCTGCTGACGATTCGTGCCGTCAATAGCATATGTGTTATTGAATACACAGTTCGCGAATCGCACAACATCATTCGTTTTTACTGGGATGTAGCCAGAGGAACACCAGCCGCTTTCGTCCCTGTCTTGATCGTATCCGCTTGACGTACTAATACGGGTGTCGGTCTTATAGCCGATGCCGTTGTAGATGTTTCCGTCCTTATCCGTAGCAAGAGGAAGCTGATTCGTGAAGTTGTCAGTCGGTGCGTCAGGCTCTTCTGGAACATCAGGTTCATTATCGGGAATATCTGCACTGCCGCTGCCGTCAAGGTTGACAATCCGGCTGTTGCCACGTCCAACACGAACGATGGTCACAATGCCGTTGCTGTAGTCCGCAATGACCGCGTTGACAGATTGCTCTGAGATTGTCCCCTTGACGCAATCAAGACCGCTGCGAACGCCTCTGCAATCGCATTCCGTCACAATAACAGGAATGCCGCCATCGCTCGTAAAATCACCGTCTACATGGCTATGACCACCGATAGCGAACTCCACCTTGCCAGTACAACCGGAGAAATCACCTGTCCGCGCGTTATACGCATCGAACATATCCAGTGCAACCTTGCCGGAAGAATCAAGCCCGGTCACAACAGGAGGCCACACTGTGTAATCTACCTTCACCCAGATGTGCGACACAGCCACGATGTGCCATCCCGCAGGAGTGGACAAAAGCGCCTGCTTCAGCCATGCTTGCTGCTTCGCGTTGTATTCAAGGTTACCGTGATAAGACGCTGTATCAAGGTACAGATAGCGCGTCTTTTCGGGCTGATCGTCTATGTAGTAATAGAATCCCTCATCACCGCGCATCACATCGGATGATTCCTCCGCCGCCAGCAGGAAGTTGTAAACATACGCATTGCTCCACCGATCAACAATTTCATTGCTGTCATCGTGATTGCCAACAACGCTATGATGATTAGGCAGGCCACGTACAGCCGCTCTCCACTCCCACAGATAAGCCATATCCGAAGAAGCATCACCCTCATTGTCAACAATGTCACCGCCGAAAATGGTCTTGTTAATCGGCGTATGCTGGTACATGTATTTCAGCAGCGCAGGGGAATTCTTGTAGTTATACGACCAATGCGCATCGTTGTACCACAGGAAAGCACTTCGATTCCAGCCAGCCGCCGCCATCGCTTCACGGATGCTGACAATCCGGTTGTCAATGTGTGCTTTCCAGTAGGACGGAACAACCGCAATGTTTGTATTCCCGCTTAGAATCTCTTCAATCGAAGGCATCACCGTACCGGGGTCAACCAATGTGTCTGTCGTTGTCTTCCTGACAAAGCCATCAAGAATAGCAATGGTTGTGGTATCGCCATCCATCGTGGCTTTCACCGTCAGCGCACCTCTGCCCTCTGATACATAGCAGGACTGAGGAAGCGTGACAGACGCTTTCCCATTAGCAACACTGCCCTTCAGGACAACCGTATCCCCATCAGGCCGGACAAAATAGCCTGTAACAAGTACGGCACTTGTCAGCGCAAGCGCAGCACCATTGCGAATCAGCGTAAACACGAATGCATCACCGTTGCTGTCACCTTCACCCAACACGCCGAAACTCTGCCGGGTTAATGGCTTGTCAAAATCCACCGTGTATGGGTGGTTTCGTGTGGTTGCTCCCATGCTTTTATCACTCCCTTTCTAAGGCTCTCAAACGCCTTTTGTAGCTCTCTCACGTTACCCAGTGGGAAAGTGGTTTAGGATTCTCGTAAACGCCTGTAAGCGCGTCAGGCGCGTCATCATGGGCGTTCTTGCCTTCTCTTTGATACCTGATCAATGCATCGGCAAACTCCGGCCATTTGTCTTGCCAGTTGACCGGGAAATAAACATTTGCCATCACAGACGCACTGTTAGACAGTATCCTTGCTTCTTTGTTCTTGCTTTGCGTAAACCACTTGACATTGGTATGTTTGTTACCCTGCTCCTTGCATATCCTGGCAACATTCCTTGCAAAGCCTCTGCCGCCGTTATTGCTTTCAATGATCGCACAGCCTATCTTGTTACGGGTTAGCATCTGGGCCGTTGCTGGTTCTGTTACTTCCATTGCATCTTTGCTGTACAGCACATCAAGGATGTAATATTCGTCGCCATACATGCCATAACAGATAGAACACAGATAGTCACTGCCTTTATCAGCCGTATCTGTATAATTGAGCAAATACGAAAAAAGCGAGTTACCCTTTTCATCCTTGGGTATCTCGCTATAGGTTTTAATACTCGTATATAGACGGCCTTTTACGTCGATAGGCTCTTGCTGATAGTTAGCAGCTACTATGTCCTTGTTCATGTTCTTTATCTTCAATGCATAATCTTCTGCACTGAGGATATCAGGACATAGCATAGAACCATCATCTAACACAGCCTTATAATTGACGTGTACAACGTTAGGATAGTTATCCAGGACAAACCCGGCAAGGTCTCCTGTAGACCAGCGCGTCATGATGATAATGATTTTGAAACCATTCTCACAACGGGAAAGCATGGTATTTGTGAACCAATCAACCAGCTTTTGCAGATGGTTCTCGTTATATGCCTCTTCTGCATTCTTTATCAGGTCATCAATGAGCATGATATTACAGCCAAAGCCCGTTGCCGTACCACTGGGAGACGTTGCAAGATAGTTAGCAAGCTGTGAACCTTCCAACGCCCATTTCTGCGCTGATGCTTCGCCATACTTGATATTAACACCGGGGAAGATGTCAGAAAAGACCGTGACACCCTGTGTAGGCTTCTCTGCTATTGTATCGCGCACCTGCTTTGCAAATGTGCTTGAAAGCGTCTCGTTATATGATCCCGTCATGACTTGAATTGACTTGCCATATACACCAAAGAGCCAGTCTACAAACATTGTAGCCGTTCTACTCTTTCCATGACGTGGTGGGATATTAACGACCATGATTTGCTCTGATGCTTCCTGGATGAACCATTGCAAGCGGTCTGACAAGTCTTTCAGGAACGGTCTATCTTCCCTGTAAAAGTCAGGAGCACGAAATTTGCAGTATTCCCAGAAGCTACGACGGGAAAGCTCTTTCTGTGCTTCTAACCGTATATATTGCAGTCTATCCATTGTTAATCAGCGCCTTTAGTTCATCCGTGGAGAGGTCTGCAAAGGGGTTATTAATACTGCCAGATAGCTTGACTTCTTCTCCCGGCTTGAATCCTGCTCTATCTAAGAAGTCTCTTGCAATAGTGATCTTGTCCCTGTTATCTGCTGTTGGGTCAGTCATGATCTTATACATCTCTTTTTTAGCTTCTAAAGCGTCAAAGATGAATTCATCTCTCAAATCCTGAGCTAATTCCGCTTTCCTCTTCTTCAAATACTCCGCAACTTCACAGTTTTTAAGAAGCTGACTCGCTTGTGCTGCTGCTGATTTCTCACTATATCCTGCTGCAATTGCTGCTTTGGTTGCGTTCTTGCATTTGAGTTTAATATACTCTTCAATGAACTGCTGTTTTTGTTCTGTCAACATGATCTATTCACCTTCTTTCATGCTGTCCAACTCATTCCCGCCAATGAGGAGGATAAACCCCGCAAACATACTACAATAGAATTATGCTGCCCTCATAATCCTACTGAATTAGAGATATTATATCTCTGTTTGCTCTACCAAAGGAAACAAAGGGAAATCCTTATTATTTCCCGAATAGCTTTGCTATTCGCTCATAACAAGGATTAGAAAAATAAAAAAGCCTATTGTTATATAGCTATAATTAAATAGCTAAATACAATAGACTTTCTTTATGTGGGCCAGGTTTCCACCTTAAGGATAACACACAGGCCAGATGAATTAATAGGAACTAATAGGAACTGTTTTATATTTTCCGATCATGATTCGTTGCTTTCATCCTGATCATATCGCAGTATATCGCCAGGTTGACAATTTAGCAACTTGCAGATTGTTTCAATATTCGTCGTGTGAACCATTTCCCCATTACGGAATTTTTGCAATGTTGATTCGCTTAATAGCTTTTCTGATCTCAATCTATACGTTGTGTATCCTGCTTTTTTAAGCGCATCAAGCACAGGGAATCTGTAAATTAGCGGCATGGGCAGCACCTCCATATATTTTCAATTCATTATATCAAATTATATGCACGAATTCAAGTGTACAATATGCACAAAAAACCAGCACGAAATTTGGAGCATAAAAAGCCCTATAAACACGAATTTTAGTGCATTTCCTATTGACTATGAACGAGAATTAGTGTATAATAAAGACAGTTAAAAGAGAGGTGCAAACCTCCCTGATAACTACCAACTACAAAACCCAAACGACATAGAATATAGGAGGATTACAAAATGACTACTCGCGAAATCAGCATGATTAACTACGTCAAGTCCGGCCGCACCTGGGAAGAATCCTACCGCAACACAAACCCCGCAGAAGTTTACGAATCTCTTTCCATCGCCCTCATTAACAAAAAGATTCACGCTTGCAAGTACATTACAAGCATTAAACGCGCAAACAACTACGACGGCACGCAGTCCATCACAGTAAACTATGATAACGGAGTTAAGACAGTTTACACAGTAGCTAATCACTAACAACCCGCCTTTAGGCGTTAATGCAGGCAATGACGGTTGCAACCCCGTGAAAATGCAGAGCAACGCCAACAGAAACGAATGGAGGATAACAACCATGAAGGAAACTTGCATTGTATACGCTCCCGTTTTCCACCTTGGCAAGCGTGATATCTGGGAGATTCCTGTTAAAACAGTTCGCCCCGTTTGCAATGGCAAGTGGGCATTCATTAACGGCCAGCACTACAATGATGTATTTGCAACCCGCAAGGATGCGGAAAACTACTGGACTCGCAACGGATATGCAAAACCCCTCACCGTTGCAGAACTGCTTGAGCTTGTGAAGGAGGATTGAAAACATATTGATAGAAGGAACGAAACAATGACAACCTATGAGGCTGTTAAAATCAATGGCAAGTGGTACATTCAATCTCTTTCAATCTGTTTCAAGCCTATTCTAGTATTTGGGCAGGAGTACAAGAGCAAAGCAGCCGCAGTAAATGCCGCTTGTGATATGACCGGATTTGTGCACAACATCCCCCACGAAAAGCAAAGCTACCTTGACCATCTTTCAAGCTACAAGGCGCGAATCATCCGCGAGAATCACGGAATAGCCGCGAGAGTATAAAAGGAGGAAAAGCAATGTACCCCACATTGACATATGAAAAGTATATCGAACTTGACGCGACTATCCCCCATGAGCAGGAAAGAAACCTTCTGCAAGTCAAATACAACGCCAAAACCGGATGGTATAAGCTGTTTGGGCACTGGGCAGGAAAACGGATAAACATTGACGCGCCCGACTTCCCACGCTTGACAGAGGCCACAAAAAAGAACTACGGATTGCAGCTCCCCCGCCGAAAGGATTTCATATTTTGTCACCAATTCAAACACTGCAAATTTGCCATGATGCAAGGATATATTCCCGGATATAGCTGCATGATTGACGTGTCCGGTTTGGTTGTGAAAAGGAGTTGATAACATGACAAAAAACGCGCTTGCAAAGCTGAACGAAAAACAGTTGGAATACTGCAAGGTTTTATCCTTCATTATCAACCGTGCAAGGGAAAATGCGCTGAAAGCGGAATTTGAGAAAAGCTCCGGCAAATTAAGAGGATTTCTTGAATGCTTGTGCCAAATGGGCATTATCTCCGGCGCGGAATTGAAAACACTTTATCTTTACTTCTTCAGCGAAAACAGGAGGGAAAGCAAATGACCACCCGTGAAAAGCTGATCCTGATGCAAGACATCAAGCGCAAGAATGATATTTCCTGGAGCAGATACGCCCAGACCCCGCGCCGCTATTGGACATGGCAAGCGGATGTTAAAAGACCCTTCAACCCCTTTGCAGGTTTTGGCGCGCAGTGCGTGCTTGCGGTCTGTGTTCCGCTGATGCTTGTTCTGTTTGTGCTGATGGCGGCATAATAAAAAGACGGCTAAACAGCCGCCTTTTTTTCGTGTAGTTACCCTTCCACATCTTCAATTTGTGCTTTTGCAAGTTCAATGGCAATAGCATACGTTTTCGCGTGTTTGCTGTCTCCGTGGGTCTGCTTGACTTTTTCGGCAAACTCTGCAATAGTCCCCAGGAAGCAACCGCAGGAAACTTTGATTTGCTTATCTTTCGTGCGGAAAAAGGTTGTACACCCATTGCGTGATCCAATGGCCCCGATTGTCAGCAAATGAACAGGTTTCACTACCCGCGCATCGCCGGATACCCACGCATTGCCGGATACCAACGCATTGCCGTATACCCACGCATCGCCGTATACCCACGCATTGCCGTATACCCACGCATTGCCGGATACCCACGCATTGCCGTATACCCACGCATTGCAGGATACCCGCGCATTGCCGTATACCCACGCATCGCCGTATACCCACGCATTGCCGTATACCCACGCATCGCCGGATACCCACGCATTGCCGT